AAAAATAATGAGTAAATCAGTTTTTGATTTTAGAAAACGGGGGATTGTTGAGGCAAAAGATATTAGGCGCGAAACTTCCCGCCTTGCCTCAATTGCCAACAAAAGGATTCAACGCCTAGAAAATTCAGACCTTCAATCGTCGCCCGCCTATCAAAAGTGGATTGACGAAGGCGGGCAAAAATTCAGTGTTCGCGGGAAAGATTACAACGAAGTGCAACGGGAACTCGGAAGGCTTCGCCAGTTTCTGGAAGCTAAAACGTCAACTATTCGGGGCATCAATTCCACGTTGAAGGAAATGGCGAACAATACCGGCATGACCTTTTCAAGCATTGCGGAATTGCGCGGCAAGGCGGAAAACTTTTTTGCTCTGGCTAGTAAGGTCGAACAGTACCTTAGAACCGTTGACGACATAGCCAGCGCCATCGGCTATCAAAAGATATGGGAAGCAATCAACGTTTACGTTAAGGACGCGGGCGTTGACCTTGGGGACGCTACCGTTGACCTTGACGCTATGACCCAATTGGTAACGTCCAGCATCAAGGCCACTTCGGGCAATGGCGGGCTTGAAGTGTTTGAAGGAAAGGATGGTGGGGAGTGGGGCGGCATTTGGAAAGTTGTTAAATGATTAATGTTAATGACCTTGATTTGCGCGCCTATGTTGAGGAATTAACATTTACCACAATTCGCACAAATAAAGGCGTGACATATATTAACCTTGAAGCGGGGCTAGACTTTGAAACAACGTCGATTGGAACGGACGTGGATAAGTTCGCCTTTATGTATGTTTGGATGTTGGGCATCGGCTTTGACAACAAGGTTATTTATGGTCGAACTTGGGGGGAGTTAATAAACCTAATAAATTCAATTGTTGAAATGTTGGAACTGTCGGAAGATTACCGGCTAGTTATGTATATCCATAATATGGGTTATGAATTTCAATTCATGCGCCATTATTTTGAGTGGTCGGAAGTGTTCGCCATTGCAGAGCGCAAGCCGATTAGGGCGCTACTTAACGGGGGCATTGAATTACGGGATAGTTATATTTTGTCCGGTTTTTCACTGGCGAACACGGCAAAAAACTTGACTAAATACAAGGTCGAAAAGCTAACGGGTGATTTGGATTATTCACTTATCCGACATTATCAAACGCCTTTGACGCCGGAAGAAATGGGATATTGCGAAAATGACATTCGGGTTATTCTCGCCTATATAAAGGAAGAAATGGAAAACTATAAGGACATTTCCAAAATTCCCATGACTAATACGGGGCGCGTCCGCAAGTATGTTAGGGACGCTTGTTATCAATCGGATAAATCCCACCGGAAAAGCAGCCAAGGCAAATATCGGCGTTATAGAAATATAATGTTGGATTTGACACTAGACAAGGGAACTTACTATACGTCGAAAGTTGCTTTCATGGGCGGGTTTACCCACGCCAGTAATTCCCACGTTGGAAAGGTAATAGAAAGCGTGGATAGCATAGATTTAACGTCTAGTTATCCGTCCGTCATGGTCGCTGAATATTTCCCAATGTCCCGCGCCAAACAGTTGACCATTGAATCAATGGAACACTACCGGAAGTTGTGCGCGGATTATTGCCTGATAATGACGGTTAAACTTGAAGGCGTGACAAATAAACTAGGTTATGAAAGCTATTTATCCGAATCCCGATGCACTAGCGTAAAGGGGGCAACGATAGACAACGGGCGCGTTTTTGCAGCGGACGAAATAGTTACAACCATAACCGATGTTGATTTTGAAATTGTCGAACGGGTTTACCAGTGGGAACAAATGGCAGTAACAAACGTCATTGGATTTAGAAAGGGACGTTTGCCAAAATCCATTGTGCAAAGCATCCTTAACCTGTACGAAAAGAAAACCACACTAAAGGACGTTGCCGGATATGAAACGGAATATTTGCTTTCTAAAGGAATGCTAAACAGCATTTACGGAATGTCCGTTACCGACGTTTTACAAAATAACGTGGAATACGCGGACGGGTGGCGGGAATTGCCCATTGATGTTGATGAAGCAATCGAGGAGTACAACGAAAGCAAAAACCGCTTTCTGTACTATCCGTGGGGCGTTTGGGTTACGGCATACGCTAGGCGCAATTTATGGACGGCAATAATCGCCACCGGAAATGATTACATTTATTCCGACACGGATAGCGTTAAAATGCTTAACTATTCCGACCACAAACCATACGTTGAAAGGTACAACGCGGAAATAACGCGGACGCTTGAAAAGGCTTGTGAGGATCACGGCATTGACCCCGCAATGCTCGCCCCCAAAAACAACAAGGGCGAAGCAAAGCCCCTTGGCATTTGGGAGCATGAAGGCCATTTCAGCCACTTCAAAACACTAGGGGCAAAGCGTTATATGTACCGCGAAAAGGGGAAGTTTAATCTAGTTGTTGCGGGACTTTCTAAGCAAAACGGGATGTGCTATATTGAATCAATCAGTAATTCCGTTGATGAAGTGTTTGAAAACTTCAACGACAAACTATTTATTCCGGCGCTAGAAACTGGAAAAATGACCCACACTTACATTGATGAAGAAATGTCCCAAGTTGTTAAGGATTACAAGGGACAACAAGCAATCGTAAAATCGAAAAGTTCAATTCACCTTGAACCGTGCGAATTTACGTTGTCAATATCAGACCAGTACGCCAAATTTATCAGGATGCTTTCACAAGGCTATATATTCTCGGGAGTTAAACATATATGAAATTTTATACCACAACTGCCATTGATAAGAAAAACGCGGTCTATAACATCATTTATGGCGAGCGGTCGAACGGCAAAACATACGCTTTGCTTTTGAAGGGCTTGAAAGGCTACGCAAAGGACGGCAGTCAAATTGCATACGTTAGGCGCTGGAAGGAAGATATAACCGGCAGACGGGCGCAAAGGCTGTTTGCGGGGCTTAATGAGAACGGGGAAGTTGCCAAGGCGACGGGGGGCAAGTTTACCGGCGTTCATTATTGGGCGGGGAAATTCTACCTTTGCAATTATGACGATGGCGGCAAACCCATTTATGGGGACGGGGATATTCTAGGCTTCACGTTCGCACTATCGGACGGGGAACACGATAAATCAACGTCATTTCCAAACGTAAACACAATTATTTTTGACGAATTTATCACTAACCGGCTTTACCTTAATGATGAATTTGTTTTGTTTATGAATACCGTTTCAACAATTGTTAGGCGTCGGGAAAACGTCAAAATCTATATGTTGGGGAACACGGTTAATAAATATTGCCCATATTTTGCGGAAATGGGGTTAGACCATATCATAAAAATGAAACAGGGAACAATTGACATTTACCGTTATGGGGAAAGCCCGCTAACCGTTGCCGTTGAATATTGTAAATCGACAAATACGGGGGGAATTGAACAGAACAAATATTTTGCCTTCAATAACCCCAAGTTAGAAATGATTACCGGCGGGGCGTGGGAGTTAAACATTTATCCACACTTGCCCCATAAGTATAAGCCCCGCGATATTCTGTTTACTTATTTCATTGAGTTCAACGATGGGATTTTTCAATGTGAAGTAATCGACATTAAAGGGGAGTTGTTTACCTATATTCACCGGAAAACAACNCCGATCAAGGGAACCGACGATTTGGTTTATTCCCTTGAACCGTCCAGCAATCCTAACTATAATCGGAGCGTATACAAGCCGATGAACCGCATTCAGGAACGGGTGGCGTGGTTTTACAAGCATGACAAAGTTTTTTACCAGTCAAACGACATTGGCGACGCAATAAACAACTATCTGAAAATTTGCAGGGGGCGGTAATGGAAACGGGCGTTGTGGTAGAACTAATTAATACCGTGGGCTTTCCGATTGTTTGTTGTGGTGCGCTTTTTTGGATGAATATAAATTCACTCAAACAACAACGCATGATTTTAAACGAGTTGACAAAAACCGTTGAGCAAAATACGCAAATTATGCGCGAACTCACCCATCAAATAGGGCGTTTATAATGTATAAAGTAAACGACAAGGCAAAAAACATTCAGGAAATGAATGATTACATGCTGGCGAAAACGCTAGGCATGTTTTCCTATTCGGGTTTGCCTGAAACAATCCCGCAACGGGAGCTAGAGCGCCTTTTGCAGTTGAACGGTTACGCTTTCATAACCGAACACGACGGGGCGTTGTATGCCTTCGCGGGCGGCATGGGTGGCGAGCGGGACGCCTACAATTTGCCAACTAAAATTAACGTCAACAATCCCGCGCTAGGGCTAAACAAAACGTTCAACCTGAAAACGGAAGGCGTTTTAATCCTTAATGATTCGGCGGGAATGGGTTTAAAGCCCCTGTTTGACCGCTTCAATTCCCTGCTAGTTGAAAACCATATCACGATGCACCTTAACAACTTTAACACTAGGTTGACTAAGGTTATCAGTGCTGGGGACGATAGGACGCGGGATAGTGCCGAACGGTTCCTTAAAAAGCTGGATGATGGGGAAATGTCCGTTATTGGTGAAAATGCCTTTTTTGAAGGCGTTAAGGTTCACGGTAGCGGGGGCAATTCGTCGCCTTCAATAACTAGCCTTGTCGAATATCATCAATATCTGAAATCGGCGCTATATAGTGAAGTGGGAATAGATAGCCCCTTCAATATGAAACGGGAGCGGCTGAATACTGCCGAAGTTGAACAGGATTCAAACTCAATTTCCGTTCTAGTCGATAGCATGATTTTCTGTCGAAAAGAGGGGTTAGAAAAGCTAAACGAAAAATACGGGCTAGAAATTAGCGTTAACTTTGCGGGGGTTTGGAAACGTGAAACAGATACTACGGAAAGCGTTGAAACAGTTGGTTCAATTGATGTTGCTGGAATGGATGAAACGGGAGCGGAAGAAATGAGAACACAAACGATTCGGGAATTTTTGGACGGTTCTAATTTGTGGGATGTCATCAATTCGGTTAAAGAATATCCCTTTATTACGCCGGATTTGAACAACCTGTTTTTGATTGAATATGGACAAATGCCGCTGTTTTCCGGTATCGCTGACGATAGTGTGGAAAATATCGCGGAATATTGCGTCCGTTTGTTCGGTGATAAGTGGGATTCGTTGCTGGAACTTTCCGGCGTGAAACTTGATGTTTCTGAAACTGCTACCACTACCGAAACAACGGTTAACACGGAAGAACGGGCGACCGAAAGAACCGACACTGATAAGGTTAGCGCCTTTAACAGTGCCGAATTGATCGACGAAGGGGGCAAGGCCAGCGACGGAACAGAAACGGTTGAAGGTGAGACGGTGCGGACTGTTGAGAATGAAACGAAGTCGCTACAAACCGCGTTTGACAACTTGCAAAAAGCCGATAAACTCAATATCATTAAACAGGCTATAGCAGACGTTGCCGGTTTTATGAAAGTTCAAGTCTACTAAACTTCGGAGTTTAAAAAATGAAAGTTACCCAATTGCACGAAATCATCAACGCGGTTACTACCGAAATTCTCGGAGAATCGGCGGTTATTCAAGAGGATTTGTCTAACGTTGTTGACGTGGGCAAGTTGATTGTAGATTCAGACAACGTTGATAATTACGTCAACAAACTGGTTAACCACATTGGCCGCGTTATTTTCGTTAACCGCCTTTATGCCGGTGGCGTCCCGTCCGTTCTTATGGATAGTTGGGAATATGGCTCTATTCTGGAAAAGATTAGCGCCGATCTGCCGGAAGCGGAAGAAAACGCCACTTGGGATTTGACCGACCGCGAAAGCTACAACCCCAACATTTTTTACAAACCGTCCGTTTCGGCCAAGTTTTTCAATAGTAAGGTTACTTTTGAAATTCCGCTGTCGTTTACCGAACGGCAAGTTAAAGAAAGTTTTTCCAGTGCTGCACAACTTAACGGTTTTGTTTCGATGCTCACAACCAGCGTTGAAAACAGCATGACCGTGAAACTTGACGCGCTGATTATGCGGACTATCAACAACATGACCGCCGAAACAGCATTTAGCGAACTGTACGACGAAACAGACGGTTGGGACTTTACCGCGTCCGGCGTCCGTGCGGTCAACCTGTTGAACCTGTACAACGCAACGGTTCCCGCTGGGGACGCCGTAACCGCTGCCGACGCTCTGACCAATGCGGGCTTTATTCGCTACGCAACTTATATCATCGGTCTGTATGGGGCGCGTGTTAGTCGCGTTAGTACCCTTTTCAACGTTGAAGGAAAAGAGCGGTTCACGCCTGCAAATGAAACTATCACGGTTTTGCTGGCGGACTTTTCAAAGGCTAGCGAAACTTTCCTTGCTAGTAACACTTTCAACGAAGATAAGGTTACGTTGCCAGCGCATGACGTTGTGCCGTACTGGCAAGGTTCCGGCGTTGATTACGCTTTTGACGAAGTGTCGAAAATCAACGTTAAAACTTCAAGCGGTAATGATGTTGAAATGGAAGGCATCATCGGCGTGATGTTTGACCGTGACGCGCTGGGGGTTACTAACCTTAACCGTCGCGTAACTACCAACTACAACCCGAAAGCGGAGTTCTACACAAACTTTTATAAGTTTGACGCGGGTTACTACAATGACCTTTCGGAAAACTTCGTTGTGTTTTTCGTGGGCTAGTATGTTGCCGGTCTGGTAACTTTTGGGGGCTACTATAGCCCCCTTTTTTTCAGGAAAATTTCCCATGCAATTCATACTTTATAAGTTGCAAAGCGCGGACAATGTAATAAACAAAACCATTGTTGAACCGCTAACAATGACCATTAATTTAAGGCGGGGCGTTGATATTGTCGCGCCTGTTTTGCGTATTGAATACGCGACGGGGGATAGTCCGAACAAATATAATTATTGCCATATTCCCGATTTGGGGCGGTTCTATTTTATCCGCGACATTCAATCAATAACCGCCAACATTTGGGAATTGCATTTAGAATGTGACGTGCTGGAAAGTTACAAGGCGGAAATTCTGGCGAGCAATGCGCGTTATAATCGGAACCTTAGAACGGGCGATTATCAAACGGTTAGCCTTGGGGAGAATGTTAAAACCGATGTTGC